AGTAGGGAGTTCTTGGATAAGTATACTTTTTCACAAATCAAATCAATATTCAAATTGGCATACGCAAAGAAGTTTAGATTTCCCTCTTATATGAGTGCGTTTAAATTTTATAACGACTATGCACTTAAAACTGATGACAAGAAGAAGATATTAGAAAGATATGAGGATAGGGTCTCTATAGTAGCTTTGTTTCTAGGAGATGGAGATTTTGAGCGAGCACAGGGATTAGTTGAGGTTCTTATTAATCAAGAGTTCCAACCCGCTACTCCCACCATGCTAAATGCTGGAAGAGCTAGAGGAGGAGAACTAGTATCTTGTTTTCTTCTTGAAGTTAATGATACCCTCAATGATATTTCAAAAGCCCTAGATATGTCTATGCAGCTTTCTAAAGTTGGTGGAGGTGTAGGATTAAATCTTTCCAAGATTAGAGCTAAGGGTGAGCCTATTAAGGGCATTAAAAATGCAACTAAAGGTGTAGTCGGAGTTATGAAGCTTTTAGATAATGCTTTTAGATATGCAGATCAAATGGGACAAAGACAGGGTAGCGGAGCTGCCTATCTGAATATATTTCATGCAGACATAAATGATTTTCTTGATACTAAAAAAATTCAAGCTGATGATGATGTTCGAGTAAAAACACTATCTATCGGAGTCGTAATTCCTGATAAGTTTATTGAGCTAGCTCGTGAAGATAAAGATATGTATATCTTTTATCCATATACAGTATACAAGCAATATGGGGTTCATCTAGATGATATGAGCATTACAGAGATGTATGACCAGTTAGTAGATAATCCAGAGGTCAGAAAAGATAAAGTTAATGCTCGTAAGCTATTAGAAAAACTGGCAGTAATGAGATATGAAAGTGGATATCCATATTTAATGTTTGAAGATAACGTTAATCGAGTTCATGCAAATAACAGTATCTCGAAAGTCAAGTTTAGTAATTTGTGTTCAGAAATTTTGCAAGTATCAAAAGTATCTCAATATGCAGACTATGGTCAGACTGATGATGTAGGAATGGATATTTCTTGTAATCTAGGCTCGATCAACATAGTGAATGTTATGGAAAATAAATCTATAGAGCGAGCTGTAAAACTAGCAGTAGATGCTCTCACAACTGTCACTAATAAAACCAATATTAAAAATGCTCCTGCTGTTGCTCGTGCTAATAAAATGATGAGATCTATTGGACTGGGCGCAATGAATCTACATGGATATCTTGCCAAGAATCAAATCCAATATCAGAGTGAAGTAGGCCGAGACTTTGCAAATACATTCTTTATGATGATGAACTACTATTCTCTTATTCGCTCAAATGAAATAGCAAAAAGCACAGGAGAAAGATATCATGGGTTCGAGCAGTCCACCTATGCGACAGGACAATACTTTGAAAAATATATAAATACTGATTTCTCTCCTGCCTTTGACAAGGTTAAAAAGCTATTTGAAGGAATGAGTATTCCTACTCCTGCAGACTGGGCTCATCTAGCCGAACAAGTTAAAGAGTATGGATTGTATCACAGTTATAGATTAGCTATTGCTCCAACAGGCTCCATATCCTATGTTCAATCTGCTACTGCTTCTGTTATGCCTATAATGGAAAAGATAGAACAACGTACCTATGGTAACTCAAAAACATATTATCCAATGCCTTATTTGAATTCTAAAACATGGTTCTTTTTTACAGAAGCTTATTATATGAATATGTTTGATGTTATAGATATGATTTCTACTGTTCAGCAACACGTCGATCAGGGCATTAGTTTTACTCTATTCTTGACAGATAAAATGTCAACAAGGGATTTATCAAGAATTGATTTATATGCTCACCACAAGGGCATTAAGACACTTTATTACGCAAGAACAAAAGATACTACCCAAGAAGATTGTTTATCTTGTTCGGTATAGGAGGAAAAATATGTTGCACACTGCTGCAAATTGGGCACAGAAAGACGATAATTTTACACAAATATTTTATGAACAAAATATACGTCAGTTTTGGCTACCAGAAGAGATTAGCTTAAATGGAGATCTTCTCACTTGGAAGTCAATGAGTCATCAAGAAAAGGAAGTTTATAAGAAAGCCCTAGCTGGATTAACTCTGCTCGATACAGAGCAGGGTAATCTAGGAATGCCTTTAATTATGAATCACGTTAAGGGTCATCAAAGAAAAGCTGTTTTAAACTTTATGGGAATGATGGAGAATGCCGTTCATGCAAAATCATATTCCAACATTTTTATGACTCTAGCAACTAAAGAAGAGATTCAGGCTCTATTTGCTTGGGTTGAACAGAACAAATACCTACAAAATAAAGCACAGATTATCACTTCTCTTTATAAAGATATTAAAGATAATGATGACGTATCACTTTATCAAGCTATGGTTGCATCTGTCTTACTAGAAAGCTTCTTGTTTTACAGTGGCTTTTATTATCCACTTTTATGCTATGGTCAGGGTAAGTTAATGCAGAGTGGTGAAATCATTAATTTGATTATTAGAGATGAATCTATTCACGGAGTCTATGTAGGACTCTTAGCTCAAGAAATTTATAACAGTCAGACAGATATTAAAAAACTAGAACTAAAAAAATGGACTGAATATCTAGTGAGTACTCTTTATCACAATGAAGTTCAATACAGTCAAGATATATACGATCAGATTGGACTAACTCATGATGTTAAAAAGTTCATAAGATATAACGCTAATAAAGCTCTTCAAAATCTAGGATTTGATGCTATTTTTCCAGAAGGAGAAGAAATTAACTCTGTAGTTCTTAATGGACTCAGTACAACATCAAAATCACATGATTTTTTCTCAATGAAGGGCAATTCTTATAAAATGGCTATCATAGATTCTATTAAAGATGAGGACTTTATTTTTAATTAAGGAGAGAGTATAATGCCACTAAGAAAAGGTTATTCTGATAAAACGCTACAAAATAATATTGGTCAGCTAATTAAAGATGGATATCCACAAAAGCAAGCAGTAGCTATTGCTTTAGAAATTCAAAGAAAAGCTATGAAAGAAAAAGGAAAAACAGATTCTAGCTATGCCGTCATTACAGCTGAAGAAAAGTTAAAGGAAATTGACTTAGCTGCATTGGAACAAGCTCTAATGGAAACAGAGCCTATGCAAGATGAAGATGGACAGTGGAGTAAAAGATATACAATGGGCAATATTAGAGACATAGCTCCAAGTGGCAAGCATCTTATTTACTACACAACTGAATCAGATCCACAGCTTGTTGAAGATGTTAAATTTTGGAATATGTTTATGGATCAACTAGATTACTTTCCACATGAAACCCATATTGAGAATGAAGAAGATCAGATTATAATTGTTTCAAATATGATGGAAGATGATGACTACGAAGAGCTTGAATCTGAGACAGAAGAATTTGACCTAAAAAAAAAGACTTCGGACTAACTCAGTGGGCTACTAAAACTGGACAAGGGACGCCTGCTCCTAAGCGAGATAGAATCAAAGGTAGTGATGTCAATAAACCAGGAAGTGCTCAAGGCCCTGGTGGAGACATTGAGATTGATGAAAGTACAGAAGTGGGTCTAAGAAATAAAGTTTCTGAGCACAATGCGGAAATGGAAAAACTCGATAAGCCTGTTTGGGCTAAAACTACTTTGGGACAACTGAAAGCTGTGTATCGTAGAGGTGCTGGAGCATATTCTACATCTCATAGACCTGGTGTTACTAGAGCACAATGGGCTATGGCTAGAGTTAATGCATATTTATACCTTTTAAAAAATGGTAAGCCTAAAGATAAAAAATATGTAACAGACAATGATCTTCTTCCAAAAGAGCATCCAAGATCTACAAGAACTAGTTAGTTATCTGGAGTTACTAATTATATATTAGTAGCTCCTTTTTTTATTGACTAATTCATTTAAAAATGATATAATATTACTTAAGAGGTGATTTATATCAAGATTAATTTTTGTTGCTTTGCTAATTATAAATACTTTAATCAACAAAAAGCATTAGTAGAAAAGGCTCAAATGGATGGATTTGACTCTATATTTGCCTATACAGATAAAGATATTATAGGCACAGAATTTTATAAAGAAAATAAAGAAATTCTTAATTTAGATCGTGGAGCTGGATACTGGCTTTGGAAGCCATATTTAATACTCAAGACACTAAAAGAAATGAATGATGGAGATGTTCTATTTTATTTAGATTCTGGAGATACTATTCTTAAAGGAACTAGAAGCTTTATTAGTAGAATGGTTTTAGAAGGAAATGATAAGATAATATCTACTTCTTTTTTTAGTCAAAAGGCTTATACGAAAAGAGATTGTTTTGTCTTTATGAATTGTGATGGTCCTAAATATTGGGACTCTCATCAAGTAGAAGCTGGCATTATAGCGTTTCAAAAAACTTCAGAAAATATTAAGTTCTTAGAGGAGTGGTTTGAATTTTGTAAGAATAAATATATTGTTACAGATCTACCAAATACTTCAGGCTTTAAGAACTTTGATGAGTTTATAGATCATAGACACGATCAAAGCATATTAACAAATTTATGTGTAAAATATGGTGTGAAACTAGTTAATAAAATTAGAAAATATGCTGGTGTAAATGTTGATGATATAATGAGATATCCAGTAAATAGAGAATCGTCTTTTACTTCGGTTGACACGATCCTATAAAAATGGTATAATTATCTTATAGAAATTTTTTAAATAAAATACTGAGAGGAATAACTTCAATGACAGCTATTAAGAAAACTTTCTTTCAATGTTTTTCAATTAACTTTCATCGTTTTCTAAAAGCGAATGGTCTACACTCTATGAGCAAGGGCACGCATCCCAATGGCAAAACTTTTTGGGTTTATGAGCGAACTGAAAATTTTGAGAAATGTTTAAAGATCTGGCACGACACTAAACCAGTTGACAAAATTCAACAAGTATAGTATAATTATAATATATTGAATAAGGAGAAAACTACATGAAAAAAATGATTAATAAGAGTATGATTGAAGGAGTTTTACTAGAAAAAGAATTGCGTTCTGGTGTTACTAAGGCAGGAATTCCTTATGTTTCTGGTAGACTTCAAATTGAAACAGAGCCAGGCAATGTTATTACTATTGATGTATTTGAACAGCAAAAAACATCTAAAGGATTGGACAATGCAAAGTTTGGAATTTTAAATGGTATCTATTTGAATGGTTCAGCTAAGCAAGATGGAGCAGCTAATCCAACTCGACTTCGTGTTAATTCAGCATTAGATTTAAATGACTGGACAGATAAAGATGGTCAAGCTCGTACAGCATTAATTAATGCAGGTGGATATATTAATATAGTTCCAACTGTAAACCCTAAAGCTGAGTTTGAAGTTGATATTGTTATTAAATCTGTACAACCAGAAATTAGAAATGAAACAGAAACAGGTCGAGCTGTTGTTAATGGATTAATTTTTAACTATAGAAATAACGCCCTTCCAATTCGTCTTGTTGTTGAAAACAAAAAAGGCGTAGACTTCTTTTCTAATCTTGATCCAAATACTTTTACACGGGTTTGGGGAGTTCAAGTTAATAACACAGTAACAAATGAGAAGGCTGAGGAGTCAGCTTTTGGAGATTCAAAAGTTGTTCGATCATCGTATACTCGTAAAGAGCTTGTTATTACTGGAGCACAAACTATTCCATACGAAGAAGATCAATTGAGTCCTGCTGAATTAGCAGCTGCTGTTCAAGCTAGAAATATCGTAGTAGCTGAAAAGACTCAAGGTGTTAAACCTGCTGCACCTACAACTACTACAACAACTGCAAAGCCAGCTACAAACACATTTAATTTTTAAAACAAAAGGAGAAATAATATGTTAGATTTATTAAATTTGCAACCTCATCAAATCAGTAATGACCTTCGTGGTTACTCTGTAATGTTTTATGGAGAACCAAAGTCGGGTAAAACTACGACTGCTAGTAAGTTTCCAAAGTCATTAATTTTAGCTTTTGAAAAGGGTTATGCAGCTTTACCTGGAGTTATGGCTGCTCCAATGAATAGTTGGTCAGACTTCTTGAAGATTCTTCGTCAATTAAAAGATGATGGTGTAAAAGAAAAGTTTGAAACTATTGTTATTGATACAGTTGATATTGCGTATGATTATTGTGAACAGTATATCTGTGCTCAAGCTGGAGTAGAATCAATCGGAGATATTCCTTTTGGTGGAGGCTATAGCAAAGTAGCAAAAGAATTTGATACTAAATTACGTGCAGTGGTTCAATTAGACTATGGTTTAGTTTTAATCAGTCACTCGACAGATAAAGTATTTAAAGATGAAACTGGTGTAGAGTATAATAAAATTATTCCTACTCTTCCAGCAAAGCCACGATTAATTGCAGGTCGTATGTGTGACATTATTGGTTATAGTCGTTCTGTTGATACAGCTGATGGCAGTAAAACAATGTTATTTATGCGAGGAACTCAGCGATTTGAAGCTGGCTCACGTTTTAAATATACTCCTGATTATATTGAATTTAGCTATGGAAATCTAGTTAAAGCAATTCAAGAAGCTGTAAAGCGTCAAACTGATGAAGATGGATCTGATATTGCTTCAGTTAAGTCAAATATCAACTCTAGCAATCTAATAGAGCATGACTTTGATGGACTAATGAAAGAATTTAGTACTATCACAGCTAAAATGATCGAGCAGGATGCAATGAAAAATGTTCCCAGGATTACGGAGATTGTTGAACGCCATTTGGGCATTGGTAAAAAAGCTAGTGAAATGAGTCGAGCACAAGCTGATATTTTAGACATTATTGTTTTTGAACTAAAGCAATTAAAATAGTTTATGGGGGAGGATAATTTCCTCCCCTTTTATTCTTAACAAGGTGGTTAGCATGAGACCAGTCAAATGTATATATTGTAGTAAACAGATAGATAGAAATATAGAACCCTTTGTTGTTGTTAGTAAAAGATATGCCCATGAACACTGTGCTGATGAAGAAGATAAAGAACGACAAGATCGAGAAAGATTGAATGTGATATTATATGAACTTTTGGGAGAAAATGTAAACTTTGGAATGATTGGGCAACAAATAAAACAATTTAAATCACAGTATAGATATACTATAAGTGGTATAACAGGAACATTATATTATTGCTATAAAATTAAAAATATGCCTATAACCAAGAAAACTAATGGGATTGGAATCGTTCCATTTTTTTATAAAGAAGCTCGAGAGTATTTTTCTAGCGTTCATAGAGGCAGAGAGAATGCCCAGGGAGCAGTAGATATTCAAAAAAAGACAATTCATATTTCTTCTCCTCGAGCAGAAGGAATAAATAAAATAAGAGAGATTTCATTGGAGGATTTATAGTGTCTAAGTATTATGATGAAAAGACAGCTGAGCATGTATTATTAACTCTTTATAAATTTCCATTTTTATTAGAGCAAGCAGATAAGTATTTTTTCTCAGCAGATGATTTTACAAGTAAGTTTAGTCGTGTTATTTTTGCATCTATATATAATCTAAAATCACAAGGACTCAATACTATAAGCACTATGGATATAGAAAACTATTTATCTTCTCGTCCTGCCTATAAAGAAATATATTCAAATGGTCAAGGTTCAGAGTGGTTAGAACAAGATAAAAGTAGAATACAACTAGATTCATTTGACTACTACTTTAATAGATTAAAAAAGTTTACAATTTTAAGAGCATTTGATTCTTTTGGAATTGATGTTCACTGGCTATATGATCCCGATCAACAAGATCGAGCTCTCATACAAAAACAAAATGATTTTATAGATTCATTAGAAGTTGATGAGTTAGCTAATAAGGTAGATCAAAAGATAGAAGAAATTAAACTGTCTTTTCTAGGTAAGACGTGGTCCGTATCGAAGCATGCAGGCGATGGTTTAGTAGACTTAATTCAAGGACTAAAACAATCGCCAGAAGTTGGAATCCCATTATATGGCCCCCTCATTAACACAGTAACACGAGGAGCTAGACTAAAGAAGTTTTATTTAAGATCAGCTCCTACTGGTGTTGGTAAATCTCGTATGATGATGGCTGATATGTGCAACTTTGCCTGTGATGAAATTTATAATCTAGAGAAGAAAGAATGGGTATCTATTGGTAGCTCTGAGCCCTCACTATTCATTACAACCGAGTTAGATATAGATGAATGTCAAACTATGGGACTAGCCTTTTTAAGCGGAGTTTCAGAAGATAATATTCTGAATGGGGTATATTATGGAGATGAAGAAAATCGTGTTTTTAAAGCAGCTCACTTATTATCAAACTCGCCTTTATGGATTGAACATCTTCCAGATTTTTCGCTTAGAGACATCGAGGCAGTTATTCGTAGGAATGTTCGTGATAATGGGGTCAGATATATCGCCTTTGATTATATACATACTTCATTAAAAATTTTAGAAGAAATAACTCAACGAACTAGAGGAATGAAGCTAAGAGAAGATAATATTCTCTTTATGATTGCTATAAAAATAAAAGATTTATGTAATGAACTAGGAGTATTTATACTCTCTGGAACTCAATTAAATTCAGATTGGGAGAACAGAGATACTTCAAATCAGAACGTGCTTAGAGGTGCTAAAGCTATTGCTGATAAGATTGACTTAGGAATTATTACTCTTCCTGTTTCTGAGCAAGATAAAGAGGCTCTTGCAGGATATGTACAATCATCTTGTTTACCAATGCCAAATCTAGTACATCATGTTTATAAGAATAGACGTGGACGATTTAAATCAGTAAAACTTTGGTGTTATGCTGATCTTTCAATTTGTAGAGTGAACCCACTCTTTTTAACAGACAATGACTATAAGCCTATTAGTATCGAAGACATAGATATTATAGTTGACAATTCTACTGAAACTGTGTTATTATAAAATAAAAAAGGTGTTCTTATGATAGAAAGAAGAGTTATAAAAGATGCTTTATCAGATGACAATGTCATCGAGATACTTCAGGAACTAGGCTCTTCTTCCCCAGTGCGCGCAAATAATAGCTTAATATTTGATACGATCTGCCACAATTCAGCTGGTTCTGGAAGTCGTAAATTATATTATTATATGGACACTAAACTGTTCAGATGTTATACTGGTTGTGGAGAAGTGTTCGATGTCTTTGATTTAATCGCACGAGTATTTCGCCAGAGAAATATTGAGCTAAGCCTAACTCAATCAATTCTATGGACACAAAACCGCATAAAGATAGATTATTTCGCTGCTGCTCAATCTGAGGTGGCTTGTTCAGACATGGAGTTTAAGAGGGAGATCAATTTTTATGATGGTCAAATATTAAACTATCTGTCTTTTTATCCAGTGAAAGACTGGAAAGAAGAAGGAATATCAATAGACACTATGTTAAAATATAATATTAAATTTAATCCTGTCACTTCTGCTGTCGTTATTCCTCATTATGATGTTGATAAAAATCTAATAGGAATAAGACAAAGAACAATGGCAGAAGATGAAGAAGTATTAGGAAAGTATAGACCTGCTTATATAAATGGGAAAACTTATCCTCATCCACTATCATTTAATTTATATGGGATTGATCTTAATAGTGACAATATAAAAGAGCAGAAGAAGGCTATAGTATTTGAAGGTGAGAAGTCAGTTCTTAAGATGGATATATTTTCTAATAGTTGTGCGGTTGCATGCTGTGGATCAAATCTATCAGCTGTACAGGTAGAACTACTTCTATCTTTGGGTGTTGAGGAAATTGTAATAGCATTTGATAAAGAGTTCTTAGAAAGTGGAGATTCACTTTTTGAGAAACAAGTTAAGGCACTGCAATCCATACATTCCAAATTCAGCTCTAAAGTATTAGTATCATTTATCTTTGACAAATTTAATAAATTGGGTTATAAAGAATCTCCTATAGATAGAGGAGTCGAGACCTTTGAGTTTTTATATAAAAAAAGATTTAGCCTATGATAGGAGAAGAGTATGAAATATCAATTAATAAATCCAATAGATAGAAGGCTGACTCCAACCGAGCAGATATTCTTCAATAGAGGAATACCACTTGATTCAATCAGACAGTATATCTACCCTACTGACAGTGTTCTACATAGTCCATATCTGTTGAATAATATAGAACTTGCAGCACAGACTTTGCTAGAGCATTTAAATTCTGAGTCTAGAATCTTTGTTCAAGTTGATTCTGATTGTGATGGCTATACTTCGAGCGCCCTACTTTTAAATTGGATATATATGTATAACCGAGAACTGTATCGAAATGTAGTATTTAGAATCCATCTAGGAAAAGAACATGGTTTATCCTCTAGTATCATTGATGAGCATATTCAATCTAAATTCGATCTAGTCATTATTCCAGATGCTGGGTCTGGTCAAACAGAGATTCATAGAAAATTATATGAGTCTGGAATAAGTTGTATTATTTTAGATCACCATGAGGCCAATGTAGATTCTGATTCAGCTACTATCGTAAATCCACAGCTAGATGACTATCCCAATAAACAGTTAAGTGGAGTTGGAGTTGTTTATAAATTTTGCAAGGTGCTAGATAATTTAGCAAATACAGATTTTGCTGACTCAATGCTCGATCTAGTTGCACTAGGAATGGTAGCAGATATGATGGACATACGTAGTTTAGAGACTAAGCGTTTAATTGATAAAGGGGTATCAAATATAAGAAATGCTTTTTTAAGCGCTCTGGTCGAACGTCAAGCGTTCTCAATGCAGTCTATGATTACTCCTACAACAATTGGTTTTTATATTGCTCCACTAATTAATGCAGTAGTACGAGCAGGAACAGATGAAGAAAAAGATATTGTCTTTAGATGTTTTTTAGAAGAAAATCGTTCTTTAAAGGTCTCTTCTAAGAAGCGTGGAAATAAAGACCCTGAGGCAAAAGAACTTTTATTAGAACAAGCTTGTCGAATTGTTAATAATGTCAAATCAAGACAAAGCAAAATTAGAGATGAAGGAACGCAAGAAATAGAAGACATCATTGTTAATAATAACCTTGATTCAAATAAAATAATATTGGTTATAGTTGAAAAGACGATTGATAAAAATCTATCTGGGCTCATAGCAAATAAACTTATCAGTAAATATAAAAAGCCAGTAATGTTACTTCGTAGGACTCGAGATGGTATGCTTGAGGGATCATGTCGGGGCTATGAAAAATCTGAGCTCGTAGACTTTAAAACCTTCTTAAATGATAGTGGAATTGTTGAGTATGCTGAAGGACACGCTAATGCTTTTGGGGTTGGCATTAAAGAAGATCGGGTTGACAGTCTAGTCCAATATGCAAATGAAAAGCTGGCAGATATAGATTTTTCAGATCAGTTTATGCTGGACTATGTATACTCACCACTGGCTATCTCGGCGATAGAAGTTCTTGATATAGCTGGAATGAAACATCTGTGGGGCAAAGGACTTGACGAACCTCTTTTCCTGCTCGAGCAAATAAAAATAAAGAACGAGGATATCGTACTACTATCTCCAGATAAATCTCCAACTTTAAAATTTAAATATCGTGATATTACATTCATAAAGTTTGGCTCTTCTAAAGAAGAGGTTGAAGATTTAAAGAGCACTGCATGCGTGGTATTGGATTTAATTGGTAAATTTAGTGTTAATGAATGGAATGGTAACATAGAAGCTCAAATCATAGTGCAAGATTATCATATACTAGAGAGAATAAAATATTATTTCTAGGAGGGATTGTCATAACGATATTAAGCTCGAGCGAAAAGATAGATAACTATCCACCAAATAGTGCCTATATGATAGATACCAACAACCAGAGAATAGATATAGTAGATAGTACAAACCAGGCTATAAAGGTCGCTCTAGTAGGTGATGCTCAAGGAAGTTTTGCAGGCGATGCTTTTGGTAGATTAAGAATTTCTGATCCTAGGACTATAAATGATTATAAGTTTGCATATATAGATGGAACAGATTTTACTGTGAATACTCAAGGTAGTGGAACTGTGTCCTATGACTTTAATCGCGCAGAATCAGTTCTTTCAATTGGAAGTTCGGCTGGTACAGCAACACAACAAACAAAAATGTATCACAACTATATGCCTGGGAAAAGCCAGTTGATTTTTGCTTCTTTCTGTTTTGGTCCTGCAGTTGTAGGAGCAACAAAAAGAGTAGGGTATTTTGGCAGTCAAAATGGCCTATATTTGCGGCAAAATGGAGATGGAACTTTAACATTTGTTGTCAGATCTGATACAAGTGGAACAGTAGAAGAAACTGAATACGATCAAGCTGATTGGAGTGGCGAAGACGTCAGCTGGTTTGATGCAACAAAAACCCAGATTCTCTTTATAGACTTTGAGTGGCTTGGCGTAGGAAGAGTAAGATTCGGATTCAATAAAGATGGAAGAAATATAGTGGCTGGGGAAATATATCATGCTAATAATCTAGATAAAGTGTATATGAGAACAGCAAATCTACCTGTGAGATATGAAGTTTCTGGAGCTGGAACTGCCTCAATAAAGCAAATCTGCTCTACTGTAGTAAGCGAAGGAGGCTATTTTGAGGTAGGTAGACAATTTTCTGCGACTACTCCGACGGCAAAAACAGTAACGACAGCGGGCCTTACTCCTATTCTATCTATCAGATTAAAAAATTCATTTAATGGATTTGAAAATAGAGTATATACACGATATGTAACAATAGATTTATTGGCCACTTCCAACAATGTAGTTTTTGAAGTAGTTAAATTACCTTCTGCTTCTGCTCTATCAACCGCAAGCTGGGTTTCTGCAGGAAATATTTCGGCAGTAGAGTACGATATTTCAGCTACCACATATTCTACTAGCTCTGTTGAATTTATAGATAGTGGACTGGTTCCAGCAGGTGGACAAGGAACAGGAAATCAAGCACCTGGAACAGCTATTCTTACAAATGAATTGCAGCTTAGAAAAAATTTCATAGCTCAAAACTTTAATTCTACTGATAGTGAGGTTTTTGTAGTCTTAGCCAAATCTTTTAATGGAAACGCAACAGTTATCTCCAACATAACCTGGAAAGAAGTTTACTAATAGAATCGATTTGCCCCTTTAATTAGGGGCAATTTTCTATTTTATTGACAAATGTTCATAAAAAAGATATAATATATAAATAAGGAGGAATTAATAGTGCAACAAAGTAGTTTTAATACATATGGCAAACACCAAATTGCCGATATCTGGGGATGCGACTCAGATACTATCGATAATTTTGCATTTATGAAAGCTCTATGTGAGCTGGCTGCAAATGCAACTGGAGCAACTGTAGTGGATATCATCTTTAAAGATTTCGAGCCACAGGGACTGACTATTCTAGTTCTTCTCGAGGAATCTCATTTAAGTATTCATACTTACCCAGAGTTTGGATTTATAGCATTTGATTGTTATACATGTTCAAATTATTGTTTTCCAGATCGTGCATTAGATGTTTTTAAACAGATTTTAAAACCTAGCAAGGTTGTTGAGAGATTTCTTGAGCGAGGTATTCAAGGAGTAATAGAATAAAAGGAGGATTTCTATGAGTTACGTGTCAGTACATAATCACACACACTATTCAAACTTAAGACTTTTAGATTGTATTATAAAGCCTGCCGAGCTCATAGATAGAGCCTACCAATTAGGACTATCAGGAGTCGCTATTACTGACCATGAAATTTTATCTGCTCATGTTGAGGCAGTTCAATATTATAAAAAGAATTATAAAGATAAGTCATTTAAATTGATTCTGGGAAATGAAATCTATTTAACAGAAGATCGTTCAATGGGGAGCCGCTATCCTCACTTTTTATTAATGGCTAGAAATAGTGAGGGTCATCGAGCCCTCAGAGAATTGAGCTCATTAGCTTGGTCACAATCATACTTTGATCGAGGAATGGAAAGAGTTCCAGTTACAAAACAAGAGCTGCTATCTATCACTAAAAAATACCCCGATACTCTAATTGCTACGAGTGCATGTATTGGTGGTGAGCTTCCACAGTATATATTAAAACTAGATCAAGCCGAGAAGAATGGAAATCAAGCAGAGATTGTTCAACAGAAAAAAAATATTGTTGCGTTTGTTGACTTTTTAAAAGAGTGTTTTGGTCAGTATCTATTCTTTGAAATAGCTCCAAATACAGCAGAAGAACAGAGAATTGTTAATAGGCGTATGCGCTCTCTCAGCAAATATTTCGGCATTCCACTTTTATTCGCCACAGATTCTCATTATACAGAAAAATCTGATCGAGAGATTCATAAAGCCTTTCTTAACTCTAAACATGGTGAGCGTGAGGTTGATGATTTTTATTCGACAGCCTATATAATGACAGAAGAAGAAGTATGGGAATATTTACAATTAGACTTTTCTAGAGAAGAGTTTGATGAGATGGTTCGAGTCTCCCAAACCGTCCTAAGCTGGGTTGAGGACTACGATCTATTCACCCCTCAGCTCATACCTACTATTGAAGTTTCTCCTATCTATATTGAAAAGCCTCTCATTGGTGGATATCAGTATCTAATGAAGATGAGAATGAGCGAGTCCTTACAGGATCAGTATTGGGTGACAACCTGTGTTGAAAAGCTAAAAGAAAAGTCATTATTGAATGATACATATCTATCAAGGCTAAATCAAGAAGCACAAGAAATTTGGGGAATCAGTGAGACTCTAGGGTTGCGTATGACATCGTATTACAATACTATGGCTAAAATTATAGAGTTGGTATGGACAAAAGGAGATAGTTTAGTTGGTGTAGCTCGAGGAAGTGCCACAGGATTTTTGTCTTGCTATCTTCTTGGAATCACACAGCTTGATCCTATAAAATGGAATCTACCACACTGGAGACACCTAACTGCTACAAGACCAGAATTACCCGATATAGATTTTGATACTCAAGCCCTAAGAAGAGGTCAAATTCTACAAGCTATCAAAGACTTCTTCGGCGACCATAATGTTTTAAATATCTGTACATTTGGAACAGAGGGACCTAAATCAGCCATTCTAACAGCCTGTAGAGGGCTTGGAATTGATAGTGATGTAGGACTCTATTTAACAGGCATGATTCCTCAAGAAAGAGGGTTTACGTGGCCTCTGAGCGATTGCCTATATGGGAATCGAGAAAAAGATAGAGACCCTATCTATTCTTTAAAAATGGAAGTAGAAAAGTATCCAGGTCTCGAGCAAATGGTTTTAAAGATAGAAGGTCTTGTAAATAAGCGTTCAATTCATGCCGCAGGTGTTTATATATTCAATGATGGATTCTTAGAGCGTAATGCATTAATGAGGGCTCCAAATGGGCAGTATATTACTCAATGGGATATGAATGACTCGGATTATATGGGTTGTTTGAAGTATGACTTTCTCACAATCGAAGCTTTAGATAAGATTAGAACTGCTATGGACTTGTTAGTTGAAGATGGCTTGATGCAGGATCAGGGCTCACTTAAAGCAAATTATGACCACTACCTACATCCCGACGTGCTGGAATATTCCAAGAAAATGTGGGAACCAGGTGGCAATGGTGAAGTTATAAATCTTTTCCAGTTTGATACTCTTGTTGGGGGTCAAGCTATTAAAAAAGTTCAGCCAGAATCTCTAGAAGATGCAGCCTCAGCTAATTCTTTAATGAGATTAATGCCCCTAGATAATGGAGTAGTTCCTGTTGATAAATATGTTCAGTTCAAAAATAATATTCAATTATGGTATCAAGAAATGCGTGAGAGTGGACTGACTCAAGATGATATGACTCTACTTGAGCCTCATTATCTTCCAGTATATGGAGTTCCCAATACTCAAGAAGATATGATGGAAGTTCTCATGAATTCCCAGCTTGTAGGATTTTCTTTGGAAGAGGCTAACTATGCTCGTAAAGTAGTTGGAAAGAAGAAGATGGATGAAATTCCAAAGTTGAAGAAGATGATTTATGATAAGAGTGGTGCGCGCAAGCAGTTACTAGATTATATTTATTCTACTGCTATCGAGCCGCAACTAGGCTACAGTTTCAGTAGAAATCACACTACTCCTTATACTGCCATTGCCCTTCAAGAATTGAATCTCTTTAATCGCTATCCAAGTCTATATTGGAACACTGCTTGTCTTTTTGTTAATGCAGGAGCAGAAGATGATAAGGCTACAGATTATGCTAAGATAGCTGTTGCAATAGGGTATATTAAATCTAATGGGGTTAATGTTTCACTTCCCGATATTAACAGGTCTAAGTTTAATTTTAGTCCAGATCTAGAAGGAGATAGAATATTCTTTGGTTTGAAGGGATTAGCAAATATTGGCGATGATGTGGTTAACAAAATAATAGAAAATCGACCATATCTTTCGATGGAAGATTTTATTCAAAAGAATAATCCCTCTAAGTTAGCTATGGTCTCTCTAATAAAGTCAGGCGCTTTTGATCGAGTAGAACAGATAGATAGATACGACATTATGAAGAAATATTTATTGTCTACTATTCCTGAGAAGACTAGAATATCTTTACAGACTGTTCCCACTCTGATAGCAAACAATTTAATTACAGAAGAGATGAGTCGAGAGCTTTCAATATTTGAATTCAATAGATATTTAAAGACGCACAAAAAGGGTGCATATTATAATCTAGATTATAGGGCTATGCAATTTTATTCACAATACTTTAATATTGATCTGATCGAAGTACAAGCAGGCTCAGAGGTAATTAAGTGTACAGTCTGGGATAAACTTTATAATAAAGAAATGCATAGTTTGAGGCAATGGCTAACAAATAATTCTGACTCGCTAAAAGAAGCCCTTAATCGAGAAGCTTTTGAAGAAGAGTGGAATAAGTATGCTTATGGTAATTTAGCTTCATGGGAAATGGATTCAGTAAGCTTTTATCATTCATTTCACGAACTAGATAAAATTAGTGATCGTAGCTATGGACTCTCAAAATTCTATGACTTACCAAGCTATCCAGAAGTAGAAAAAATATTAGAGTTCGGCAGAAAGCGCATTCCAATTTTTAAAACTAGTGTTATAGCTGGAACCATATTGGGCAAAGATAAAATGAAGTCTACTGTTTCTATATTAACTACTGATGGAGTAGTATATGTCAAATTTAGGCCTGAACAGTTTGCTCACTATGACAAGCAGACATCCGAAACAAGAGACGATGGATCAAAGCGAATCCTTGATAGATCTTGGTTTAGTCGAGGCAAGAAGATATTGTTAACTGGATTTAGGAGAGGCTCAGAATTTGTTCCAAAGAAATACTCACATACATCTACTGAAACTCTATACCTGATAGAAGATATAGATACAGAAGGTCAGCTAATCTTAAAAAGAGAAAGATAGTTGACAATTATAATTAACTATGATATAATAAAAATATAAAGAAAGGAGATGGATAATGAGATTAGAGGATTTAGGTAAAAAGCTATTTGCAGATGCATCTCCGCTAGATAATGAATTAATCTTACAGAAGTTTGAAGAATTTTTTAGTGAAAATCCAACTGCACAATACTTTATACTTCTCTCAAAAGAAGTTGACTACTATACTGTATTTAAGACTGCGGTCAATGGTGGCAATGCAGAATCTCTACTAGAATACTTTTCTAATAGTTGGTTTGGATTATTAAACGAGGATGTAATGGTTCCAATGAAAGATATTGTTCACTTAGAGATTAGAGAAGATGGCTCTTTAGAGATATGGATTCAGAGCGTATATTTTCACTTGGCTCCATTTGATTGGGGAGTAGAGCAATTATGAGTTCAATGGTAGTAAATTGTTTTAATTTTACCCTTGGTGCTACTTGTCATATGGACAGTGGCATCAAGATTGAGATTTATAGAACTAGTGCAGAAGAAATTGTTAGAGTTGTTCAGGCTACAGGAACTCAAGCAATAACTTTAATAGGCCCTAGAGATTTTATTGAAAAAATCAGATTAGATATTTTAAAATTGATAGATATAGAAGTATTTACAATAGGAGGAACAAATGATGTATCAACTGAAGGTAACTGAAGAATTTTTAACTCTTGATGAGGATCAAGCAGAGGGCTTAGTACAGGCTGCAAAAGAAGCTGGTCCAACAAAAGGCTATGAAGTGGTTGGATATTCAACTAGTAAAAAATCAAAAAAGATGAGCGATTATTATCTTGTTAAAATTATTAAAGAGTTTAATAAAGAGAAGGATCTGATTATTGAATAATGCGAGGTTTTTATTATGTTAAAGACGAGTGTGCCGTTAGCAATGCTAAATCTAGGGCAATTCCTTTGCCTAGTCGAGGAACCACTAAAGCAGCTGGCTACGATTTTTATTCTCCTAATGATTTTGTAATTGAGCCTGGGCAGACATGTATGATTTGGACAGATATCAAAGCATTATTTTCAGAAGATGAAGTCTTAAAAATTTATCCCCGATCAAGCATGTCGGTACAAAGAAATCTAGTGCTAAAAAATACTGTGGGAATAATTGACTCTGATTACTATGGAAATAAAAGCAATGATGGCAATATAGGTATTGCACTATGGAACACTGGAAATATATCCCAAAGTGTAAAACAAGGAGAAAAAATAGCTCAAGGTATATTTGAAAAATATTACACGACTACTGAGGCTAATTTGATTTCTGAGCGACAAGGTGGATTTGGAAGTACTGGCCTATGATATATTTTGCTATAGACCAATCTTCAAATATTTCTGGATATTCTGTTTGGAGAAATGCTGAACTGATAGAATTTGGAAAGGTTCAATTTGAGGGAGAGTTTATAGACAGGGTTTTTGAGTTGAAGCTGTGGATGATATCGAAGATTGATGAGTATGAGGAAGAGCAAGTAGAGGTTGTAATTGAAGAAATTCAGGAGCAGTCTAATATGCAGACCTTTAAGAAATTGGCTATGCTACAGGGAGCTCTTTTACTTTCTTTGCGAGAGCGTGAGATAAAATATCATTTAGTGTATGCCTCTCAATGGAAATCTAGTTCTGGTATTAAAGGCAAAAATCGTGGCGAACAAAAAAGAAATACCCAAGAATATGTGCTTCAAAAATATGGTAAGAAATGTACACAAGATGAAGCTGATGCTATCTGTATTGGTGAATATATAGCTACTAGAATAGAAAATTGGGGCCTCTAAGGGCCCCATTTTTTTATATCTGTGGAGTAATTTTTATGGCATTCATCGACATAATTCCGTCATGTGATAAAGGAATAGAAAAAGATTGTAAATAATGATCTCCCTGTATTTGAGTATTAGAATCAGATAGGTTTATTCTATTATTTGGTTCTAAAAAATATAGTGGAACTGAATTAATGGAAACTGTTTCATTATAATTTGTATGAGTATAAAGAAGATTTTTGATATAAGAAAAGGCGTCATCTTTAAATTGAAAATTAGTATCATCTAGATTAGGAACCTGAGATTTCAACACACTAATATATGAAGTTCCTATTGCTGACAATTGATATTCAAGCTCTATGGCTTGCTCATTTTTTGCTTGGAATTGAGAAATTGTTTCAGTTGCAGTTTTATCTTCAAATATAATTATTTTTTGACTAAAATCTACAGTACTTGGATATAAAACCTGAATGCTATCGCTTTTATAAGACTTAACCCTTCTTCCTATTGAATTTACAGAAAACTTACCGACTGAAGTAGAGTCGTCTATTATATCAAAGAAATACTTCCAGGTATTTGGATTTCCATTTGGAAAAGAGGCATTAAATGCACCCGAACCACTAGATGTTGAATAATATCTCCAATATCCAGTAGTTGCAGTTATTTTTTTATATATACCAAGATTATCTTTTGAATTATATTGAAAAAATCGTTTAAGTTCTGGATAGTAATGATTTTCAATAGCACCTGGATTTTCTTGTTCGTTAAATTCTGTTACATCAATAATATATTGTTGCCATGGTTGGTTATAGTTAACCTCACTATTAGGATTCCACTTATCAAAATATACTGTTGTTGTAGAAAAATTAGCTTTTAATGGAAAGTCTAGTGTGATTGTTGTTCCATCAATATATGAAACTCTAGTATTGTATTCTAGATCTGTATCAACTGCAGTTGAAACATATGATCCTACAACAATATCTGCACTACTATCTACTGTAAGGGTATAGCTTCCAATTGTTCCAGTTCCAGTTCTAGTAATTCTTGTAAATCCATAAAAAGTACTTGGAACTACTGGTATAGAATCTATTGCTACATGATACAATATATCTTTTCCATATACAAAGAAATCATTTTTAATACCTCTCCAATTCGGAGTATTAGAATATGATGATATAATTTCTTTATCTGAAAAATCATAAATATATGGTATTCCATCAAATCTTGAAGAATATTTTGCATTATTTTCATCTTGTAAAACACCTATTTCAGATATATTGCCAGTTAAATTTCTTTTTAGTTGAAAGATAAAATTCCCATCTATATTAAAAAAATACTCATATTGACCAGGTAATACACCTTTTATTTGTTCTAATATATCTGTAACTTTATTATTTGCAGATACAGATATTTGTGAGTCAGACCCTAAAAGCTGTGGACTTAGTGGAACTTGTAATGATATTATAGATCCACTGTTTAAAGTAACAGTAGTTACACTTGGACTACCACTTGCATATGGTGTTGCACTATTAAAATCAAATGATCTATTGTTTAATGTATATAGGGTAATATTTGAATTTACGACTTCTGTAAGAGTATCTGCATAATAAGGAACATCTAAAACAATTACTTTTGACCTGTCTATTCCACCAAAATATGATACACTATCAATGATAATATCTCTATATGCCACTGCTTGATTTGTTAAAGAGCTAACAAAATTAGTATCATATCCAAGCTCACCAGCAATATCTCCATTTAAAAGAACCATTTTATCTTGAGCTTCTACTGAAATGCTACTATCATCTGTGGTATGAGATAATCCTATTTGAGTAGGTACAAAAGTTCCTAGATTAAAATATATTATAGGCTCTGCTAGATATTTAAATTCTGATGAAACTTGATCTGGAAATCTACCATAATATGTATTATTAGATAAGCCTATTGAAATCTTTATTTTTTTACTTATACTAATTTCTTCAGCAACCTCAGGAAGAAAATAGGTATTTGTATCTAGAACTAACTGAAGGCTTATAGTTCTCCTTATTATACTATTTCCATCAACATTAAGAGAGCCAGAGCGAACTAGCCCCTGGATCTCTTTAATCTTACTTTCTTCCCATGTTAAAAGTTCAATTTTTATATATATCTCTCTATCTCGACTTAAAAATAATTCGTCTAAAAAAGCTCGATTAAATTGCATCTCCTTTATCCTCCATTCTAAAACTGACCTGGAATAGAATATCCAATAAAAGTATACTGATATACTATGAGATTAGCACTACTTGCCTCAGGAATTACGCCGCTGTATACAGTGTCTGGATCTTGGCCTGTTGGAATTTCTCCTCCAGTTGTGCCAGATCGAGATACAAGATAGAATCTAGTACCATCTTCCCCATTAACAAAAAAGTATTGACCTTCTGGAAAGTATACCTCTCTATCCCATTCTATTGTAAAGTTATTAATATTACTAACAATATATAGATCTCTGTCCTCATATCTACTCTTTTTAATTCCATATTTTATCAAACTATCTAGATCAGTTGGGCCTATTTCTGTCATAGTACAGGAGAATGTATATATTATTCTTCCTGTTTCTACTACTGGTTCAAAGCTTATATCTGTTAATTTTACTAGAAACAATCCTTCTGTATCTGACTTAAATACTTTAGGATTTCCATCATAGAGCCACTCCATTAATTTTTTTCTAAATTGCTTTTCAATTATAAAATTATCGCTTCTATTGATATAGGTTTGTCTATTTATTTTTACTCGACCATTATCAGATAGTGTGACATAATCAGCAGGATTAGAAGTATTGAATAGAGCGCTACCATTTAATATAAAGTCTTCGTATCGCTCATCTACAAAATTATTTTTAGCTTTTGCGCTTTTTATAAAATTATTAGTAGGATCTCTTTGAATTTTACTTAATAACTCAGAATATGTGAGCCCCTTAAGTGATCTAGTAGGATCTGATACATGGGTAATTATAGCTGAAAACTGAAATTGTTTATATCCAATATTAGAATTTCTTACTACAAAAGGATATTTTCCGCCAATAGTTTCAATTACAGCATCTTTTTTAACTTCTCTAAATCCATTAATAGCCCCATTATAAATAAAATTAACTTGAATATCTCCTTCGCCATATAGATAAGATCCAGTAAAGTCTGGAATTATCTGAGGTTGTAGGTTCTCAGCAGTAGTTGCTCCTCTTGTAAGAATTACACTACTAGCACTGTTTTGCGTATTAGCTCCCTGAAACTTATAACGATATAGCATTCCAGGCTCTACTAGATAGTCATAAAAATATCTTGTATTATTAAATTGACTAGAATCAAACTGAGCTATGGTTTTAAAATTATCGTAACCTTCATCAAAGGAAGATTTTAATAGTAATATAGTGTTAATAGATGATTCAAAGGTTCCAGCATCTAATCCTGGATATAGTGCTGATGAGGATGTATTACCATCATTATTAAAGCCAGCTTTAAAAACTGTATAATTGGGAGACCAAGCTCCAAAATATGATCTAAAAGCATTACCATCGTCTTCATTATTAAAGTATAATGGTGGACTATTATTTATTTTTCCATAATCTAAATTCATTAAATCATATTCAAAACTCAAAGTAGTGTTTCCCATCAATCTATTATTATAGACAGATGAAGTTCCAATTCCAGAGAGGTTTCCAGCTATCGATGAAGTATATATTCCAGAAGCTAGTGGCGCATCAATAATAAATGATGCTGCCGTCCCAGAAGCGGAGTTGATAGTCCAGGTTCCATTTAATACAGATGTAGTTCCCCAAGCAGTCTTAATAACTATCTTTGATCCAGTTGAAACAGTTGTTCCTGCATCTAAAACGACAACCGCACTTCCATCTCCAGTATAGGTAGGATTAATTTGTTGCTTATAGTTTGATACGCTTGTAGCTGTGAGAGTGCTAGCATCTCCAGCAGTTGAAAAATAAATTGGAATATTTTTTTTAGTTTCCGATGCAGTAAGAGTATTTAAATTTAAGGTTACAATTTGACTTGTTGTATTTACACTTTGAACTCTTGCATTTTTTGGAATACCAGGACCAACCACTAGCTGATTAACAGAAACACTATTAATACTAGCTAGACTTCCAGTTATAGAAAAGCTAGTAGTTGATGCAGTTATAGCCTCAGCTATAACAAAAAATCTTTCTACGTCTGCTCGAAAAATATCTTGCTCAATTTTGATATAATCTCCACTTGTAATAGGTAATAAATAAGCGTATTGAGTAAAAGGAATTGCGGCTTCTTTGGCCTGTGCATCATTAAAAGTGGCCCTAGCCAGCTTAGCCTCCTCTAAAGCTTGTGGAGAATATGCCAATGAAGGAAAGAGTCTGGTAGATGCACTACCACTAAAGTAGGTAATCATATACTCCCTCCTTATTGGGTTGTATCAAACCATATATAGTTTTTACTTATTCCACCAATTGTAACAGCAGAAGGAGTAGAAGTACTCTCATATACTGCATATGCATTGGCATCTTGTATATAATATTGATCTGCATTATTAACAAAACTCTCAACCTGAGCTTCTGTTACTGCGGCAATTTGTGGAAGATATTGTTTTAAGTATAGTTGAGTATTCATTACAGACTGCGCTAATGCATTATAATCTTCATCTGTTAAAATATAGGCTTTAGCGTCAAAAGCTGCAGTATTTAAAAGAGCTAGATTTGCGGCACTAGGATCAGCATAATAATTAGTAAATGCTGTATAGTATGCTACTAGCTTTTCTTTTCCATCTGCCTCAGTTGAAAAATCTAGAATTTTTAAAACATCAATTTGCTCTGGAAAAGAACTTATGCCTAGAGGAACTGGATTAGTAGCTCCTGTAAAATAAGCTTGTGTTGCTAATCTAATAGCACTGCCTGCGCTCAATGTAGTGCTAGCTAGACTTCGAGTAGTAGTTGCAAAAGTCCATTCTTGATTATCTTGAATAGATATAATTAAATCAGCATTGGATTGAACTGTTGAACTTGCGGTTCCACTTGCTGTTCCAGCTATAGGAGAATACCAGCTAACAGAACTTGTGACAGAAGCAGTTTGATTTATTTCTACTGTCCATCTTCCGTTGAAACCTGTAGGGCTTGTTATATTGGCAATATTAATTTGTGAGTTTATTGGAAAGTTAGTTGACCCTGCATAAACTGCAGTAGCAAGATACACCCCACCAGAAGAAGTAACTGTAATTGATTGTATTGTTGATGTTGGACCTGCTGGCTGTGGTTGAGGATTTATTTTTGTAGCTGTATTATTAAGTCTACGATAAATTCCATTTTCTGTGCTAGGATCTTGTTGAGTTAATAAAAAATAGTCGCCATTTGCAACTAGCCCACTAGCTGTATAATTTCCTATATCTGTAATATCAGCTTGTGCTACTTTTTGTACATAAAAATAAGACATTCCTTTTCCCCCTTATCGGTTTAATCTATCTATTATTTGCTCGGTAGAAGCAGTTGGATTTAAGTGTCTAGCATATAAAAACATTTTCCCATTTACTTCACCAAAGAATAGGTAGTATTTATTGCTATCGTCTCCAAATCTTATTGTAGTACCATTATTTATTTGACTTATTATTGGTCGATTAACGATTACAAAGTCTGGTCCAATAAAATCTACAATACTAGCTGTATCAAATCTTTGAGTTCCACTGATTCTTACTGGATCAAACAAAGATATACTACTAGTGTTACTAACGTAAATAATAGTAGAGCCAGTACTTGCAGTTTCAGTTGCTGTTTTTTGTGTATCATATGAGCTATAAGGAGCATTTGAAGGACCAAAGCTATTTATTGAAGCATATCCTCCCAAGGTTCCGTCTGCCCCACTCATATATGCTGTATAAGTAGTAATAATTTCTGATTTTGCGCTTCCAGTTGTTAAGGCCCTACTAAATCCACCACTATTTATATCATTAAAAGTTTTAAGTCCAGTTGAGTTATTAGCAACTTTTTTAATTAAATTAAACTCATTGTAGCTTCTAGTTAAACTTGCAGCCGTAACACTCGCAGTTCCTACTCCTATATAAGTTGGAACTGATTCTGAATAAGATACTGGAACTAAATAATATTGAAACTCGGGATTAGCTTCATCATCTATAAGTTTAAACATAAAATCTGACTCCATGCTATTTGTATCTAATGGTCCATTTGTTTTTGCTCTAACGCCACCTACTAGCATCTCTAAAGACCAACTATTAAAATCAGGATTAAAAATTAATGACTGCTTATTTTTCATTACTTCCGTGCCTATTACTTGAAGAGCATTTTGTTTAAAAGCTTCCGTACTAGAACTATAGCTAACATTGTTATCACTATTGATAAACTGAAAAGTAGTATCATTATAAGTTCCACTAGAAGGAATAAATCTAACCTGTCTCCCTACAATTTGAAACTCAATTCTTCCATTTTCATTATCACTACGAGCTTCAAAAGTAATACCAAGTGGATTTATGCTATATATAGGTGAAAACTGATATCTTTTAGTATATGTGAATCCAGTTACTGTTTGAAAAGTTATAGATAAAAAATAAGTGGCTCCATTATCTAGTTCCTTTTCATTTGTATAACTTACAGAAGTTTGAGATAGATATTGTTGAACCTCAATTGTACTACTGTCCTCATATGCTGTCCCAAGATCAGATTCTTCAAATATTTGAAACCTATATGATTGAATCTTTTCTTCTGCATTTTTTGGATAGTTAAATTGAAAACTATAAAACTGGGCATTTGCTTGATTTGTAGTTATTAGGTCTCCACTAGAAGTATTTCTACTCTGAAATGTTGAAATACCTACTTCGGAATCATTATCTAAATCTCCAATTACTACAGGTTTCATTAATATTTGAGATGACCATTCAGATATATTAGAAACAGAAGAAGTTGGATTTATAATTCCATTAGTTATTATTTTTGTCGAGCTAGCACTATAGGGCCCTTGATTATAAGTTATATATATTGGCGATTGAGATGGTATATCTTCTGAAAGCCCTCTACTAATAGTTATTGTACTTGATGTTGCTCCTAGTATATATGTATTTGGATATATACCAAAGCCAGAAATAGCTGCACCAGCAGACACTGTTGAAGTAGCTGATGAAATAACTAGTTGTTGTGTTCCTGCCGCATATCCAGTACTAGACTTAGCTGAAAATGTTTCGTACCAAGAAGATGCAAAACTTGGAGTTGAATTTGAAACTGAAGAAGTTGTTCTCGGTATTCCTGCTCCAAAATTTAATAGTTTAATTTGAGCTCTATAATATTCATTTAGTCCAATGCCATTCACACTTAAATCTACTAGATCTGAATATTCTAAATTAACATATGAAACTCCCTTTGTTGGAATTTTATATTGATTTATTGATACAGATCCACCAATTTTTATAAAAAAATGAGCAGGTATTTTAAAATATGTTCCATTATCATCTGATTCTTTTTGAGTTATATATACTCCAAGTGGATAAGATTTATCTAATAATGGATTTTTATTAGCATCTACGCTTAGAAATCTTACAGCTATATGAGTATAATCATTTTCAGAATTTAGTGGAGAAACATTATAATAAATTTTTAATAAATTTTCTCTATCTAATAGTTGTGTTCCAAATGGATCGTCAGGGTTGTCAATATTTACTATTGGTAATGGATCAAAACTATCTATGCGCGAAGGCACAACGGGTAAATACAGTGTCATTATAATCCTCCTTATCGGCTCAAATAAAAAAATGGGTAGGAATAATACCCTACCCTAAGTGAAATACAACCACATTCTTTTGCGGTTATTGAACCATTGTTTTTAATTGTTCTACTTCTAATTTAAGAGTATTAATTTGTTCTTGTTGCTCTTGTATTGCACGAGTCAATATAGCAATTAAGTTGCCCTCAGCAATACCTAAAAATGGCTCATTTATTTCTTCATCATTTTCATTATAATAAGTTGTTTGATTTTGTTTCACTATACTATTTACATAAGGCTTATCTTTTAAAACCTCTTGCACTTCTTGAGCTATAAAACCAACAGTTTTATTCTTTAAATCAAAATTATGAGTTGGATGTGATTTCCAATTAAAAGAAATTGGATTTAAAGAATTTACAATATTTAAAGCATCGATAAGTGGCTCAATATTTTCTTTATAATTTCCATCTGATGTTGCTATTGTTCCACTTGTAGCAAAAATTTGAGAATTAACTTGTAATTTATAGGAAGTTGCTGTTGTATTGGTAGTAGTGTAACCAATTAAAAGCTCACCAGGACCAGTAATTCTCATAGCTTCTGCTAATGATGTAGTTCCAGCATTAGTATTCGAAAAAATAATATTTTGAGCACTTGCAGTAGTCGTTTGAGCACCATTAGTATTAAATGCTATTCTAGCACCATCTGTGGTAGGGTATGCAGTACCATTATAAGCTCTACCAGCCAATATTAAAACGTTATTATTATTTGCGACTGCTGTTGGAGTGGCTAATGAGGTATTTGCTCTTCTTCCTATTACTTGGCTTGTTCCACCAAAAGCATCAATCTCAAGTACATTAGAACTTGCATTTGCTCCAGTAACAATCAAATTGGCACTTGTTATTATAGTATATGCTGGACTTCCAGTATTTCTGTTGATATGTAATTCTGTTAAAGGATCTGTTGTTCCTATCCCTACATTACCTATATTGTTAATTCGCATTGATTCTGCATAAGTACTTGACCCAATGCCTCGTTCAAAAACTAAACTTCCTGGAAAATCAGTGCTAGGATTGCCTTCATTTACAATTCTTGTCCCATAGCCTGATGACCCATAGCCTAATTTAATTGCTGTTCCAACAATTGCTTCTGTTTGATTATTATTTAAAGACATTATCTCAACAGTGCCAGTTTCTGATTTTACAATATTCAATTTTGCATTAGGTGAACCTGTCCCTATTCCTATATTACCGCTGGAATCAATTCGCATTCTTTCTGCTGGACTTGCTGAGCTAGTAGGACTTGTAAAAAATGCTATTCTTCCAGGCATAACTGCTGAACTAGGAGCGCTATCAACGCTCACTTGTATTCTAGCGGCTTCTCTAGCTTGACTTCCATCTGATCCACCAAATGAAAGTGATCCTAATTCATCACCAGAATTTACTATTACGTGCTGACCTATACTTGAAGTTCTACTTTTTGTAAATACTGTTCTAAATCCAACAGTATCATCACTAAATCTATTTAATCCCATACCTGCAGTGCTTAAAGTAGTACCAGCTATTTGTAATCTTGGAGAAATATTTGTATTAGAAGTTAGTCCAGTGAATGATGCAGTTAGTCCAATTAGTAATCTATCACTGGCATCAATACGCATTACTTCCGTTCCACCTTCAACAAATGCCAAATTATCTGCTATAGGATTATATATTCCTGTATCTATATCTGAAGAAAAAGAAATGGAAGGAGTTCCAAGTCCACCTGGGGCAAATAGTCCCTGTCCAGATAAACTCATATCTGTAGCAGAAAAACTACCTTGAGCAGTTCTAGCTATAATAGTTGAAGCTACATTAGAGCTTGTAGCATTAGATGTTACTGTAAACGTAGAATTTGAAGTTGTATTTGCTGTAAAAGTTGTACTACCAGAAATACCAAGTCCTGATGTCGCAAGAGTAAGAGTTCCATCCCCAATTGTTGGAGAATTCGTTAAATTATTATAATTTAAGTAATATTCACTAGAAGATCCATCTAATAAATCAGCATTTAGATTTGTAACTTTAGTATTTGAATCTACAATCAATGGTGCCGTTCCAGTGGTGACAGTTGATATAAGTTGATTACTAGATAGACTTCCAGCAACGGAAACTGTGCCACCAGAAATTCCCATATTTATAGATGTAGCAGAACCACCAAAATTTATAGTGGTTGTTTTAGTATTGTATAAGTCTAATGCCCTACTTGAAATACTGAGAGATGAGGTTCCAATATTACTAGTCTCTAATATCTCTGTTAATCCTGTTGTATCTAAAACAGTTAATGATGTCGACTGTGTTAAGTCATCATAATTTGCACGCTCAGCCACTTTTAATGTCCAATGAACATTTTGAGGTGTGTCTGTTGAAATATATCCAATTTTTATAATATTAGAAGCAGTATCTTCATAAACTTTTATATCAATGTTTAAGTTCATAATAAGTATTTGTTCTTTTAAAAGCCTCAATGCTTTTGATGGAAGAGTATTGGCTCGTATTCCTAAAATAAATCTAGCAATTCCATTGCTTTGACTAGCTGTAACTCCTACCTCCCCAAAGATTGTAAAGTTAGAGCTATTGTTTTGTAAGTCTAATGTTGCTAATTCATATAAAATATTTGCTGTATGTGTCGCATTATATCCACCAGCAAATTGTCTAATCGTATTTCCAGATATTAAATCTTTTGTAATCATTATTGATGAAGCAGTTAATAGGCTAGAGGAAAATCCTCCACTAGCATCCCTAGCAACAATAGTTGAAGCTACATTAGAGCTTGTAGCGTTGGAAGTTACTGTAAAGCTTGCATTTGAACTAGTATTAGCACTAAAATTAGCAGAGCCAGATAAACCAAGACCAGAAGTAGCCATAGTTAGGGTGCCATCATTGACTGTGCTAGTTCCACCACCACTTGCGGTAGTTAAAGCTTCTGCTACCTTAGGTTCCTTCATCAATATTATTTTTTTATTTGAAAATTGATTATCTGGAACCAATACCAAAACTGAATCATTTACTGAATAAGATTCATTTGTAGAACTAAAAACATCATACTCGATTCCTTGATACAAAATTCTATATAAATTTTGACTTGGAGTTGGATGAGCAGTAATAGTTGCAATTATAGTTTTATCTAGTTGAATTTGTTCAATTTTTTTATCAGCCATTATATCTATAGTTTTTAAAATCTCTTTTTGAAAATCGTTCATAATTAACCTCCTTTTTTCTCTATATATAGATAAAAAAAATAGGGGATAGATTTTTCATCTATCCCCACTGGATTATTCTGACTTAGATAATACTTTTTGAATTGTTTTTATAATTAGCTCTTCATTTAGTGCTTCTGGATGTCCAAGCTTTTCAAGTGATGCCTTAACAGTTTTTTCAATTAACACAAGCTTCTCAGCTTCACCTAGATCTGGATTTTTGTCGTTAATAGCATTTACAGCAGTTTTAACGATATCAAGAATCTTAACTAGATTATCTTTATTTTTAGAAGGAGGAAGTAAAGCTAATACAATATCAGAATATACTAGGGCTTCATCAAGTTCTTCAATTATTTGAGCTACAACCTTGCTTTTCTTTTTATAACGAACCCCCAAATAAATTGCAACTAGGGCCGCAGCAGGTAATACAATAGTCAATAAAATTTCCATTTAAACTCTCCTTTTTTTCTTATAAATTAATTTTTTGTCCTACAGAAATTATGTTAGCATTTTTAATTTGTGGATTTTTCTTTAATAATTCATCTAGTGCTAATCCATTACTAGAAGCAATTTTACCGAGAGTATCTCCAGATTTAATTGTATAAGTTTGTCCTTCACTTACAGGAGCTTTAGGTTTTGGTGTTAGTTTTGAAATAAGTCCACTCTTAGCAGCTTGTACTCCATCAGGCTTTGATGGTAGCTTTTTACCAGCAAAGTATACTTCAGGATTAATTCTATCATTTTCACTTGGTGTCCAACCAAAGCTAGGACCTGATTTTTTACGAATCTCATAGTGTAGATGTGAACCTGCTGAAGCACCAGTGTTTCCTTGATTACCAATATGTTGACCAACTACAACCTCATCTCCAGTTTTAACTGCAACTGAATCTAGATGGGCATAAACATGACAATAACCAGTTCCAGGTTCAACTATGGCAACTACATTTCCCATGTCTCCTAAACCTGTCCCCTTATCGCCCCAACCTGCATGAATAACTTTTCCTGCTGTAAAAGAAGGAAGAGGAGCTTTGTCTGCTGTAACCAAATCAATTCCTTTGTGAAATTCTTTGCCTCCTGTTAGGGGCTGAACTCTAGGTCCAAATACAGATGTTACTCTAAAACCACTATCTTGAAAAACTCCCATTTGATATCCTCCTCTAATTTGTTTTCATTTAGAGTAAAAAAGGAGAGGGATTGATTTTATCCCTCCACCCATTATGGATAAGATTTTGTCGATGATGCATATTGGCTTGCATTATTTGATAGGCCTTGAGTCCATGTCATAAATGCATATGAATCTACTATTCCTGGTAAATTTAAATTATTAATTGTTATATTTGTTGGATTTTGAGCTTGACTATTTGCTGTAGAGTTCGGTTGTATATTTAAATTTGCAGCAGTCACTCCAGGTGGTAATATTCCAGATGCATTAGGATTAACTTTTATTTTATCAGTTAATTCTTCAATACTATTTCCTAAAAGAGTATTTGATTGAATTAACGCATTTTGAGAAGATATTACTCCCGCAGTTGCATTTAAAGAGGACTCTTTAATATTTTTAATCTCTTGGGCGGATAGTGCCCCTTGTACTTGTGAAAGACTAATACTTCCTGCAGTCAACTGTGCAGCTAGTCCAACATTGCCCTTTGCAGCTAAAGCAGAGATAGTCTTTGCTTTTTCAATTTCTGGTTTTAAAGCATCTCTTTGACTAATGAGACTTGATCTTAAAGATTTTAATCTACTACTATCTCCACCCTCAGATTCTACCTGAGCTATTTGTTGATCTAGAGTATATATTTGATTAACTAAATCTGAATAAGAAGAAACAGTTTTACTTTCATATTCGGCAGCGGCAGTAATTGCTTTAGATTTATCTGTTTCTTGTCCTATTTGCCTAGCAAATCTAAATCCACCACCAGAAGATCTTTGTAGAACCATTTGTGTTTGAGTTCTAGAAGACAATCCCTCTAATAAGCCTATTTGAAGTTTATATTGATCTATGCTTTGTCTAGTTAAAGTAGCGTCTCTAATTTTTAATTGAAGCTGTTTTAAATTCGTCTTATATGTTTCATCTGTACTATTATTAATTCTATCTTGAATATCTGCTTCCAAAGAAGCCTTTTCTATTATTTGTTCATGAGCATCAATAGTGTTTTCTAGGATTTTTTGTTGAATTTGATATGCGTCAGAAATAGATTTTAAAGCATCCATTCTTTGCTTCGCAAGTAAATCGGCATCAGTTTCTGTATCTACTTGGTCATTATCAACTTCTCCAGGCTTACGAGCCCTCATTATATCCATACCAGTAGTTAAAAATAAATATGAAAACTGCTTATAAAAGGCTTCTGTAGCATCAGTTCTCTCTGTTTCATCTACAATATACTTTAAAGATTCAAATGCTTTTTTTACAGCCTCATTTTTTTCTACTAAAGATCTAAATCCTGCCTGCTGAGCAGATTCTATATTGAAAGATTCTCCAGTGGATAGCTCAAGAGTTTCCCCTCTTTTCTCTGTAGAAATTACTCCTTCTACAGCTTGCTTCGTCATTCTGGTTATTTGAGCATCGTATTGACGACGTTTAATTTCATCTAACTTTTTTTCTTCTGGACTTAAATATTCTTGAGCTGCCTTATATTCAAAAATACCAGGCAAGAATCCTTGTCCTAATATAGAGCCAAAAGATCTCATTCTATCAATAAAACCAACCGATGTTTCTGGGCCAATTTCTTGTGCTGCAGTTATTTTTCCTTGAATCTGTAAAGCAAGAATATCTTTTTCAAGCTGTAGCTCTTCTTTTTTTAGCTCAATATATTCTTTCATTGCTTCAGTAGTATCTAGTATTGCATTTCCATATTCATCTTGTCCTAAAGAAAGAGCTGGTAACAATTCAGCCAATCTATTTGCGGCATCACGATAGGCCTGTGTTGTTTTATCTATATTTGAATCGCTAACAGTATCAAGAAGTTCTTCAATTTGTTTTAAGCTTGTAGAAATAGACTCATTTGCAGTTGTATTTAGCCTAGATAATTCTTCTCTAAAAGCAGCAGCATTTTTATCAACAGAAACAAATTGAATTCCTAGCCCTACTAAACTACCAACGAGTGTTCCAATAGGACCAAAAGCTGATCCAATAGCTGGAGCTAATGCTGCCATAGATCCAGTAAATTTTTCCATATTAGTTAAATTTTGTTGAGTTGCAACATTAAGTATTTGTCCCAATGCTGCAAATGATCCGACTCCAACACCAATAGCAGCTCTTCCAGCTTGACCCCTCAATGCTTGCTTATTGATGCTCGAAAGCTCACCTTCTTCAATATCTGTTAGCGTTTGTTTGCCTAATAGCTCAGTTCTTCTATCTGCTAATCCAGATGGAAGTACAGCAGCAGCTCCTCCTCCTAGAAGCTGACCTAAAAAGCCACCTCCACGACCGACTCCAATCCGCTGTCTTTGTGCTATTGATTGGTCTGCACCAGTTATACCACCTATACCAGTTATTTTTGTACCAATTGCACCTGCAAGAGAAGAACCACCCAATAAACTCATTGCAGTTATTGGGGCTAGATTATTTGCTATAAGAGCAACTACTCTTGCAAATCCATATCCACTTTCTATCATATTATTTAAATTAGATATAAGAGCAGTAGTAGTGTCTAGTAGGTCTTTGAATGCTTTTGTTTCTATTATATTTAAAGTAAAATTTTCCCATTCATTAGAGAGTTGTTCAATTTTAGCTCCGATTGAATCTAAATATCTTGCATTAGCACGCTCTGCAGCTCCACTACTACTTTCTGCTTCTTGTAGTAATTGATTATATCTGTCTTGATTTGTTATCAAAGCTATGAATCTATCTCGCTGCTCTTTTCCAGCTACAGCTTCTATTAAAGCATTTTTTGCAGCTACATCAGAAGTGCTGTTATAAAGTACTGCAATTTCTTCTAGCATAACTGGAACAGACTTCATCTGACCAGTGTTTCTATCTATTAGTTCAAATGTCAAATTAAATTGCTGTGCAACTTTTTGAAGTTGGTTGGTTATATTTCCAAAGTCTTCAGCACTATATTTAACCTCAGCTAAGTTACCAATTAATGTTTTAAATCCAGTACCAACCATCTCTGCACTTTGACGAGTTGTTTCTGATACTGTTGCAATCATTGCAGCAGCTTCTTCTGCACTAAATCCAGCAGCAGCAAAAGATGATGCGGAACGTTTAAAAGCTGAAGCTATTTCATCTGCACTAGATCCTGATGCAGCATCTAAAGAAGCTAACATGTCAGCAATTCGTTGTCCAGCTCTAGAACCATCACTCTCTAATATCTTAAAAGAATTTGCTATTGCAGTAATATATTCTGCGGTATCTGAAGCATTAGCTCCAGTAATATTAGATAGTTGTATTGAGCTAGCTGCTAGACTTTGAGCATAGTCCGCTGCTAATCCACCTTGTTGTAAGAATGTTAAAGAGGCGTCTGCAAAAGCTTTTCCAGTTACACCAAGAGCCTTTCCTGCGTCATTAGCATATCTAGCAAAGATCTCCATGCTTTGTGCACTTCTATCAGTTACTATTCCAATACGAGTCATTACTTTATCAAGCTGAATAAATTGTTGTACTGTACTAGCTAATCCTGCCATAGCAGCAAAAGAAAGGGAATATAAAGGAGCCTCTAAAAATGATTGTCCTAAGGCCCTTTGGGTTCTCATTCCTATTGTATTTCTACGATCCTGAGTGCCAGTATTATATTTCCGCAAACTATCTTGAATCTTCTGCTCTTTAGTAAGCTTTTGTGTTGCTTGGGTGGTATTGTTAATTTCTTTTGTTAGTCTCTCTTGTTCTTTTCTTGCGGCAACAATGGAAGATTGAACGATTTGATATCTTTGTTTCAAATCAGAAAGTCTTTTTGCATCAGTATTTGCTATAGGACCTTTTTCTATTTTTGATATCTCTCTATTAATTTTTCGTAATTCAGCCTCTGATCGTTTAAGCTCTTCATTATTTGTATTAAACTTTATTTGTACATTATGTTTTACGTTAGCCACATAAATCCTCCTTTAATCTTATTATTGTGAAGATCTGACTGTTATTGTTCCTGTAAGATTTTCAAAATTTCCATTTGTTTTATTTACAATAGCATAAGGTAAAGCAAGAGTTCCATCTGCATATTTTTCGAATCTTTCAAATAAAAATTCTGAATTAGCAACTAAATTATTATTAGGACCCTTTTTTATTTCTAGAAATATTAAAGCTCGATTATATGCGCCACCAAGAGCAATATCAGAAAGTATTGCAGCTAATATTCTTCTATTTATAAAATTCTCAGATGATTTATTAATATCTATACTATAAGCTAAAGATTTTAATAACGTATGAAACCTAGTAAGATTAGCACCTGTTGTTTGAATTGGAATACTATCTCCTAATTTATATGTTGCATTAGATAAATATGCTTTAATACTAATACCAAGAGTGGCCGTGTTTCCATTTATAACTGTAGAAATTTGAGCATCTCTTTTTGATGTACGAGAAGATATATTTTGACCCTCTGTTAAAGATCCTTTTCTTTTTGATACACCAATGCCCCTAGGTCCTTTAGTAGGGGAAAGACTTGAAGTTAAATTATTTAAATTAACAGTTAAGTCATTAAATGCATTTTCGCTTATAGCTTCTGTAACTGAAGAAAATATATTACTTAAAGAACCTCTAAGAGCACCAAGTCTTTTTTCTTCTTCTCTATTATTTTTATTAACAACTGCAACTAAATGATTTTCTAAAGAGCCTGGAGTTTTATATTTATCTTGTATATCTAAATCTTTTAATGCATCGAAAAAATCTACAACCTGTTTAGAATTTTTATTAATAGCAGATGATATTGATGCTCTATCTATATTACCATCTATATTTTTTAATCCTTCTACAACCTCGAGATAACCAGCACCAATTGGATCAAGCAGAATATTTATCCGAGTATTCATGTCACTAATAAATTTCTCTATAGTTTTTTTATTTACCCCTGGCATTTTAGCCTTAGTTTCTTTCTTTACATCTCTAGCTAATGCATCATATATTTTTTCTATTTTTGTACTATTTATATTTTTTTCTTGTATCATATTTTGTCCAATAACTTTGGCATAGTATAGTCTTTCTGTAAACAATAAAAACACTTCCTTTCTTTCCAAATAAAAAAACCCTCTTGTTATTTAAACAAGAGGATAATTAAATTACTATATTTAGCTAGTTTTTTGTTCAGTAATGCCACTTAACATAGTCATACCTTTTGCATATGACTGATTATATAGATTCAAATTATTTTTAGCTCTTTCTGCAACACTAAAAATAAAATCATATTCTGAAGGTTTGATTGCTCTTATAATAGATTCTAGGATTCCAGTAGAATTAAGCTCATCAAAAATTCTAAAAATATCAGCAATATCTTCTTCGTCAAATTTTATATTAGTATAGTTTTCAACAATAAACGTATGAAGATATGCATCCATTAAAGTTTCACTGACACAACCATTAATTACAGAGCCAGTTGTAGCAAGCTCAATTATATTTGCTTTAACATCCACTGGAAGATATTGTTTTACTTCTACTTGAATCCCATTAATATCAACTAACTTTACAGAGTCATCTGTCTTTAAATTTAAATCTTTATATAATACGAACATAGTTTAAATCGCTCCTTTTTTTCTATTATATCATATTTTTTATATTTTGTCAATAAAAAAAGCCTCCCGAAGGAGGCCTTTTATTAGATTACACTTGTACTCGAATCAGAGATATCTAAAGTAAAGATTACTGATTTTGCTGTATCGAATCTAGTGTATGATGGGAAAGCATCCATCATAAATGTAAATGTAGAAGGATCTCCTGTTGGAGCCATTGTAAATGTAAAGTTAGATTGAACTTTTGCTTTTGGAATTGTAAATTGAGCTGGATAGTCTTTACCATCAGTACCACGGAAAAGAGTGTTAGCTTCAATGTAGTAGTATCCAGCAAATTTTTCTGCAGTAACTTCTAGCTGCTTACCAGTTTGAGCACTATAGAAGTCAACTAAAACTTCTGAAGGAGTTGCACTTGCACCAGAAACTATAATTGTAAATGTTGAAGTTCCAGAAGCGCTAACAGCACCACTAACTAAACCTGTAATGTCTCCTTGGCCATCAAGAGCTAGGATTTTAACTAATGAACTTGAAGTTAAAGGAGCTCCATTGATATTTGTTAAAGTAATAGTTGCTGTTGTACCAGAATAAACAGGAACTGCTTTTTCTGTTAAGTGAATATTTACAGTTTGACTGGTAGCTAGATCTGCTCCAGATAATGCTGCAAAAGTAGTAGGAGAAATTAGAGCGTCTTCAAACATGAATGTTACTGTCTTATCTCCATCCCATGCTAATAGTCTAGGATTACCACGACCACCTTGTGCATATACTGTTGCTACTGCTGATTCTACTGTTGAAGTTTTTGCAGAATCAAAGAAAAGAATTGGATCGTACTGGTCATAAGTAATTCCACCTAACTGTTGACCTGTTGCTGTTGCTTTGAAAACTACATCAGTTATCTCACGAACACCAAATTTCATTGTTTTATTCCTCCTATATTTGTTTTGTCCAATCAACTAAGTTAACATCTTTAGCACCTTGCATTAAGGCTTTAATCTGTAACTCATATTCAGTGTATAAATTAAATCTTTTTAATATGTTATATATCTGAAAGATTGTCATATTTAGACACTCTGATATATTTAAAGATTTGCTTCCAATAACTAAAATTGAAATAATATTTGAAAAAACACTGCCATGAGATTTCGGCTCATTTTTAGAAATCTTTTCTTTTCTTTTATTTAATTTATCTGCTATTTTTTTAGCAGCTTCATTAGCAGGATTGTATTCATTTGATTCTACACTAGAAAAATCTAAACAAAATATCTGCTTATAGGTCTCTTTTATAATCAAAAATTTTGGCTCATCAATTATACATTCATGACCCACGAACTTTAAGAGAATAAAGCTTTCATAAAAACTAATTTTTTCTAAGTCTTGAATTGTTAGTATTAAAATATCAGAAACTTTTTTTTGTATATCTACATTTTGACTAATCATAAGCATGAAAAGATCAAAGTCAGATATATCTTGTTGTATAGACAATTTATCTTTAGAAATTAAAAAATAAGATAGGCCTGAGTAAAAATCTGATTCTCCAATATAAGAAATATCTTTTAGTGTTGGTTGTAATATACACAAATCTAGATTTTCAAAAACAAGAGGTGCTCCACTCATCAGTTTTAAATTATCAATCTTATTGTAGCTCATAGACACTATAATATAGGCTATAGCCCATCAAATCTTCATTTATAACAAGTTGATTAGCACTTACAAAATTAATCGGGCCAAGTGAGTGAAGCTTAGACATATTAAACATTGCATCTAACTCTTGCATTATTTTAAAGGGTCTTAACATATAGTCGTCCATTACCCAATTGTCGCTATGACATAAAATATCAAAACTTAAAATAAAAGACTTAAATCTTGTATCATCTGATTCACCAGGAGTAAATCTATCCATCTGAATCACAATATAATTTTTAACTTCAATATCTTTAGGTAGTCTCGGTACGATTTTAATATAATCACCAATTAAAGCTACTTTTTGAGCATTTGTTAAATTTGGTTTTGCTGAAACATTGGAATCATTATAATACAATAATTTTACTAGGGTATCATTTGTTAGCATTTTATCTAGGACTCTTTTTAAATCATACCCTATGTCTGTAAAATTTAATCTAGGTATTAGTGAACCATTAGATCCATCAGCTTTATAGATACTCATATTATCCTCCTTGCTTTACAGATTTCCCAATACTAAATTTTGAAATTGTACTATTGCATAATCTGTATTATCCGCTATTTGATTTCCTGTATCATCAATACTAGGATCTTGATAATCTTCTTGAAGTGCAAGTCTTAATATTTTTGTATTTTCCATGTTTCCAATAACAAAAATTTTCCAAGCTTTATTATTTAATAATATTCGATTATATCTGATTAAATATTCAACACCAGGTAAGTTTCCTAAAAATAATTCTATTGTATCTTGTCCTGGATCAATTGCCATTCCTTCAATCTTTTTAAATCCACTTTCTCTTTCACCAGGTCCATTTACTACTACCCATTGAGAATATGTGGTGCCATTATATTGCCACTTTAATAACCATGTGCATATTCTCATAACGCCAGAAAAATATGCTTTCTGTGTATAATTTTGACCCATAATTAAATACTTTTCACCAGTTCTAATCCAATCAATAGTTTGGCCTACTTGAGTGGCAGAAGAAAGAGGAAGAGCAATATTTTTATCATCTTTATTCCAGTCCACTTCGCCATTCTCAGTTATTAAAGCCAATCTAATAGCTTGAGTAGGATCTTCAATAATCTTGACTTCTTCAGAATTAGGAGAAGCTGCTAGAGCTGATTCAAAAGATTGTGCCATTTGATTAATACTATCTGTTGCTGGATTTCCAGTTAATCCAGAAGCTACAACTTTTCTTTTGAAAAGATTAAAACATTCATATACAGTATTTGTAAGAACTGTTTGATTTGGCTGAAAATAAAGAAACTGATTAGCTTCAATCGTGTTTAAAAAAGGAGAGGAAATAGTTATAATTCTGCTTGTTGTATTTACTGCAGATACTGTGGCTCCTGCCGCTATACCTGTTCCAAATACTACTCTTCCTACTGCGATATCGCTAACATCTGATAGCATTACTCGATTTTGACCTGAAAAGAAAATAGTTGAACTGGCGGTTGTTGCCGTTCCTATTACAGAAGCTGACCACTGAACTATTGCTGTCGAACCAGTATAACTAGCCGAAGATATAGTAAAAGTTCCATTATATCCAGTAGTAGTTCCAACTCCTGTTAATGTAACTTGACTGCTGACTGGAAAGGGAATAGCTGACTGATTATTTAGGGTGACAGTAACTTGGCTTCCATTTCCAGAAATTGAAGTTGGAACCAGTACTGTAGAAATAGATACTGTTTTTGCAATACCAAATGGAGTGGTTTGCTTATATAATCTATCATTTATTAAGCTAATATTATCATTAATACAGTTTAAATCATTTGTTGTAGAGGCAGTAGTCAATATAGGCTCACTCCAATCCATCTAGTATTGAAAGAGTTTCAAAAATTGTTTTTCTATAGACCATAAAATCTTGTATTTGGTGAAGAGCTTCTAGCTTAGACATTATAGTTATTAATTTAACTTCATTACCAAGAGAATAAAATCCTCCAAGCTCAAGTAAAATTGTATCTAAATGCTTCTCCCACTCAAGGCCCTCTTCTCTAAGAGGAAGAAGTTTAAATACATCATTCTTAATTTTTCTTATATATCTAATATAGTCTTCTTTTGATACTTGCTTATTGTGCTTTAGAACTATCATATTACAACATCTCTTGGATTAATAAGGGGGCCTGCTCCTCCAAGACCTGAAAGATATCCTTCTGTAAATGGATCACCTGGAGAATAACCTCCATATATAGCACTTAAACCTTCTGTCCACCAAGCTCCACCAATAATAGGAGAGCCATAAAGCCAACCAGTTCCACTATAAGCAAGCTTCCATCTCTCAGTGATTGAAGATAAGCCGAGCACTGCGTAGTTAGGAACTATTTGTCCACTAGTTGTAAGGGTTCTACGCTGATACATTCTTTGCATTTTACGATTGTCATATTCAAGTTGTTTCTTTGTTGCTAATAATTTATCAATATGATTAGCTTGAGAAGTTAGTTGAAAATCTTTAGAAGAGTATTTCATTCTAGTTAAATTTACTGTTAATATTTGTCTTGATATCCACTCTAGCGTCATTAGGTCGCATAAAATATTAACTTCTTCTAGTGTTAAATCACTAAAATATTTTCCATAAGAAATTACTGATCCATCAGATCCTACTTGTCCTATTGCTTGAGTTGAAAAATCATAAAGTTTAAACTTTGGAAATTCAAATCTAGGAATTGCATTTAATAATATAGCTTCTAAATTTTTAAAAGTATCTTCTAGTGTCCATTCTAAGTATAAATCATCTGTTATTCTCGATAAAAATTTACAATAAATTACAAAGAATGGAGTGCCAGGATCTCTCACATAGGCACTCTCGGTAATTACCAGTTGACCACTATCACTAGCTGTAACACTCCACTGCTTAGCATTAGAAGAAACAAACCATAGTGGTACATATATTGGACTACTAGTATATTCTTTATCTACTAATTCTACATTTCCTGCCGCAGTAAGTCTTAGTGTATATTTTTCACTCAACTGAATACTGTATATTCCTATGGCATTAGGATCTAAATTTTGAGCAATCACCATTGTACCAGTATTATTTACTGAGATATTATATACTGTTCTAGCTGTATCTGGGGCAATAAGATTCAAGCTACTAACAATCATTTGAATCCCCCTTTTATTCTGTAGCTACTTGATTCAGTGGCTCAGATGGCTTTAAAGGCTGAGTCTTTCTCTCTTTCTTTTTTACAACTTCTTCTTCGGCTACTGTAGTGCTAGCTCTGCGTTTACCTGGTTTAGCTTGTGTATCGTCTTCTCTCTCAAGACCATCTCTTAACTCTAAAATATTCATTGTGAATAATCTATTAAAGAAATTAATTTTATCAGAAGAATCTACATGTACAATTGCAAAATGCTTAATCATACTTGCTAAGCCTAATGGGCCAAACTCTAAAGCATCTAAAATCTGCTCCTTAGAACCCTCAATAACAAGTTTTTTAGCATCTTCTTCTGTGTATAAATATTCTGGATCTACTGGTAACCCGATAGCCTGTCTTACTTTATTATCTCTAATTTGTAAGTTATTTACAAGTAAATACATGCCACCAGGATGATTTGCTAATTGATAAATTTCATGAAATGTTAAAATTTTTAATTCACCAGGATTAAATGTTCTAGAAACCTTTGGATCTTGTAGTTCATAATGAACTCGACCGCCTCCAATAGCCCAAACCTTAACCTCCATAGCTCCCGTAACTTCTGTGCCTAAAAATTCATATGGATCTTTTTTAATACTCACTATATTTCCTCCTTATATATCCTTTAAGTCTATTATATCATATTTATCTAAATTTGTCAATAAAAAAAAGGGAGGGGAGCGAAAGCTCCTCACTCCCATGAGTACTT